GGTTAAGCGACCTCGTGCAAGAAAACCCAGATGGTTTTTTTTGACAACTTCCGAAACGAACCTTGAAACCGGAACCACAATTCATAGAGTGGGCTGAGAAGCTACACGTTGACGTTCGCACGATTAGGTCATGGCGCAAACGCGAAGGCTTTCCGCATGACGGCACGTTTGAACAAGTCAAGGCGTGGGCGGACTCGCACGGACTCGGACGCGTAGGCGGCAGCGGTGGCGGACTGGCTGAACTCAAGGCCGAGCTGATGCGTGAGCAAATCCGTCTCGCGCGCGCGCGTAATGAACGCGAGGCCGGCGAAGTCGTGGCCCGCGAAATCGTGGATGACATGTTCGCCACGCTCGCGCAGAAACTCGACTTGCTCCTGCGCCTAAAGCTAGAGGTCGAGCTGGGCCAGCGCGTGATCGGCAAGAACGCTGCCGAAGCGAACGTCGAGGGCGCCCTAATCCTCGATGAAATCCGCGAGGTGATTAACTCCAACATTGCGCTGTATCAGAATGACATGGTGGCGCGCTCTGCAAACTCTGACGAAGTATGACCGACACTCCAAAGTTTCGATTCGGCGACATGGTCTGGCACCGTACTTGCGGCGACGACGCGGGCGTCATCATTGCCATGATTTACCGACCCAACTGCTTGCTCTACCAAGTCGCGTGGGCTGGGCGTTGCGTTGATGACCATTTCGAGATCGAGCTGACATCCGAACGACCTTTCTTTTCATCGAGTGGCGGAGCAACCAAAGACGAAGCATGACAAACTAAAAAATACGCGGTTAAACTCAGTTTAAATCAATCAAGTGATCGAAATCAAATCGTGTGTAAGTGTTTGATTATCAATAGCACAAAAAGAATCGGCAGAAAGTTGTGCGATTTAGCTTTAAACCGAAAGCGGTTTGGGTTTGTCTGTTCACGTTCAGCAACGACCAACCAACAAAAAAATGCCAACGACAAAAAAAATCAAAGCTCGCGCAAAGACTCTCCTGACCCTCGATCAGTGGATTATGAAACTTAAGAACGCTCGCTACGACATTTCAATGCAGCTCGATAATGCTTTTAACACGCTCGTTTATGCCCGCGATGGTATTAAGAAAAACAAGCCTGACGGTTACGATTGGGCTAAACTGCTTGAAGTTTCTGAAAACAATTATGCTTTCTATAAACACAAACTCGACCAAGCCGAATACGAAGTTAAAACTGCTGCTAAGTCGTATGCTTTCTATGTTTCTTGGGAAACCGAATACATTCCTCGCTAATTTTTAAGCAAAAATGGCGAGTTCAAATCAACGCATGAAAAATCTATATGCCGTCGCTCTCGGCCAAAAGGGCGGAAAGATCGGCGGACTTTCGCGCTCACCGGCAAAGATTGCGACGGCAAAGGCCAACGGCAAGAAGGGTGGACGCCCAAAAAAAATTGTTGAGTCAGCCAACCCATGACCGAAACCGAAAGACGCCTCGCCGCCTTCAAGTTGCCCAAGCGTGACCGTTCGCCGATCTACGAATGGGCGCGCAAGCATATCGTATTGCCCGAGTCCTACGCTACGTCTGGCCCATTTAACGTGCGCCTTTCGCCGTGGCTGATTCCGATCTTCGACGCGTTGCAAAACCCGCTCGTGCGCCGCGTGCATTTCCGCAAGGCGGTGCAGATCGGCGGCACGCTCGTCGCCGACGTGTGGGTTCCTTGGCTCATCTGCAACGATGCTGGTCCGATCTCGTGGACGATGCAGACCGACGAGATGATTGACCGCCACGCCAAGTCACGGCTCAATCCGATTTTCGAGTCGTGCAAGCCGGTCGCCAAGATGCTGCCGCGCGCTGGCCCGATGAAGACGACGACCGAAATTTACTTCGGCGGTTTCTTTTTCATTCTGAACCCCGCGAATCTTTCTTCGCAGCAAAGTCAGTCCATCCGCTATAAGATCAACGACGAAATCTGGTTGCCAAAGTGGCAAGACGTTTATGGTCATGCGGTTGCGCGTGTGTCGCGTTTCGAGGAAGTCGGTCGCTCGAAAATCTACAACACGTCACAGGCTCCGGTCATGGACTTGGAAACTGGCAACGTCGAGGACACGTCGTTTCGCTCGGGCAATCAGCAGGAGTGGAGCGCAGAATGTCCGTCGTGCGCCAAGGTTCATCCAATCGCGTTCACTCTCGAAAAGAACGAGGAGACAGGTCTGCGCGGAGGCGTCGTTTGGGATGCGGCCGCAAAGCGCGATGACGAGACGTGGGACGTGACGCGCGCCGTCGAGTCCTGCCGTTTCCGCTGTCCGCATTGCGGCCACGAGTCCGCGGACTCAGACGCGACGCGCAACGCTTGGAAGCGCACCGGACGCTTCGTGGCAATGCGACCCGACGCGCCGATTGAGTTTCAGTCCTTCCGCGTCGAGGCTTTAGTGTCGCGGCCAATGCGTTTACTCGTCGAGGAGTTTTGCGCCGCCGACAATCACTTCGTGCGCCAAGGCGATGACAAGATGAAGATCGAGTTCAAGACGAAGCGCGAGGCGCGGCCGTGGATTGTCGAAAAGAAAGTCGTCAATCTATTCGTGCAGGCGTCCGATTACACCGTTTCGCAATTCTCGAATGGCGAACAGATCGACGGTGAAGTGATTCGCTTCATGGCAATCGATCGCCAACAAGATCACTGGTGGCTAGAGATCGGAGCCTTTAGCTCGGCGACTGGCCCAACCTACAAGCAACTCTATTTCGGACGCATCGAGACGCGCGACCAGCTCCGTCAAATGCAGCATCGCTACAAGGTGCAGGACGGATGCGTGGCACAAGACAGAGGCTACCGGCCCGCTGACGTAGATCGTGACTGCGCAGACTTTGGCTGGCGCGGCATGCGCGGACATGCGCGCAAGACGTGGACGATGCGCGATGAGAACACGAACGCGCTGATTAACTTTCCATTCAGCGAACCGCGCACGAGTGACTATCGAGGTGGCGACGTGTTCTACTACGATTGGAGCGGAGATTACGCAAAAGATATATTAGCCAACGCTTTAGAAAACAAAGGTGATTTAAAATGGTTGCTTCCAGCGGATGTAAATCCTCTTTATCTTGAGCATCTAAAGGGCGAATCTAAAGTTGAAATTAGAACTGGTGTCTGGGAATGGCGTGAGGTTTCAAGCAACGCTGCAAATCATGGACTCGACACTAGTGCCATGCTGGTTTGTATGAGTCTCATTGCTGGCGTGCTCAGATGGACACCTCCGAAACAATGAACATCAATCAAGAAAAACTTAAGCGAGGACAAACCAGAGAAGATGGATTGATTTTTTGGGCATATTCCAATGGTTACGAAAACTGGATTTCTCTCGACGAATTTAAAACTAGGAGAGAAAAAGCCAGAATAGACATGATTGAGTGGCGAAAATTAAATCTCACAAAGTCTAGAGAAGGTGCTAAAAAATGGAGAAAGAAAAATCCAGAAAAATTTAAAATTGCTTGTGCGGTTTGGAGGAAAAACAATCCAGAAAAATTTAAAGCAAAGACACAAAGATGGATGCTAAAAAACAAAGACAAGATAAGAGCACTTGCTAAAATAAAATACCAAAAAGCCAAAGCGTTAAATCCAGAAAAATTGCGCGAGAAAAGCAGAGCCTCAAGTGCAAGATGGAGGAATAATAATCTAGAGAAAGCAAAAGAAAGGAATCGCATTTGGCGGATTGAAAACAGAGCAAAGACAGTCGCTTATGCACAAAAAAGAGAAGCACTCAAAAAATCAGCAATACCGGACGATTTTTGGCATGAGGCGGTTTTAGACCTTTATCGCATCGCTGAAAGAATAACGAAATGCTTGGGTATTGAGCATCATGTCGATCACATTTGGCCGATCTCAAAAGGCGGAAGCCATTGTCATCGTAATATGCAAGTAATACCAGCAAAACTCAATCAGATGAAAAGTGCTCGGATTGATTACAAATTGCCTTTTCCATATCGTAATAATGGAAGGCCTAAGCAATAAGAGTAAGACCTTTTGACGTTCCGCGCATTAGCAAATGCTCGACAACCCATTTTACGGTCTCGACGTCGCTACTTTGACGACGCTCAAAAGCAAGACGCTCGATGCAATTCAAGCCGTGCTGTTAAATCAAAGCTACTCGCTCAACGGAAAAAGCGTTTCGCGCGCCGACTTGGCCCAGCTCAATCAGATGCTAGGAACCATTGTAGATGCGATTGACTACAATAACGGCGCGGCTACCGATACGACCTTCGTTTCTTTCAACGGCAACTAAACACAAACATGGAACACGATAATTTCGACGCGTCTAAGATAGTCAAAAATCAGCCGTGGCTCGACCGCGCGCTCGAAAACATCGCTCCGACTTGGGCGTTGAAGCGTCTTGAAGCTCGCGTGCAGAAATCGCTTTTCGAGTATAACGCTGCACGCACAAATCGTCTTTACGCGCCGAAGCAATACGGCCAACCTGCCGAGAGCACGCAGAATCAACGCGACCGCGTCGTCATGATGTGGGAGGCGCGCGACCTAATCGAGAACAGTCCAGAAGCGCGCGAAGTCTCGCGCAAGTTCGGTCTTTATCTCACGCCGCACGAATACTCGCCGACGACCGGTGACCGTGATTACAATCAGACGGTCAGCGATTATTTCCACGAGTGGTGCAAGAACTGCGACGTGACCAATCGGCACACGTTCAAGAAACTCGTGCAGCTCGCCGCCGAGGAGCGTCCGGTGGACGGCGACTGCGGCTTTGTGATTCGTCGCGCGGGCGAAGGTCTGAAACTGCAACTCGTGCCGGCCACGCGCATCGGCAATCCGAATAGCGCAGCGGTCGAGTCTAACAACTATTACCAAGGCATCATAACGGACGACTTCGGCCAGCCTATCGCATACCGCATTTATCGCGTTGATCGTAACGGCGTTTATTTTGGTGCAGAGGATATTCCGGCGAATCAGTTCTGCCACTACTTCGACCCGTTCCGCGTTGATCAGTACCGAGGCATCACCGATTTTCACTCGGCGATTCAGACCGTGCGGATGCTTCATGACATTCTCCAAGCCGAGAAAGCTGGCGTGCGTTTCTCGTCGCAACAAGCTGCGCTAATCTTCAACGACCGAGGCGTTGCCAATCCGCGCAACCTTTTCCAGCCAAACCCAGCCATGTCGCTGCCGAGCGGCCAGACGCAAAAGAACGAGCTGACCGAAGTGGGCATGATTCGCTATTTCCAAAACAGCGACCGCGTGGAAGTAATGCCTTCGCGTCCGTCGCAAGCGTTCACCGGTTTTGTGCAGCATCTCATCCACGAGATTGCCTTGGGCGTGGGCGTGCCCGAGGGAGTGCTTTTCGGAACTCAAGATTACAAAGGCCCAAGCGTGCGCGCCGAGTTTGCCGCCGCCGACCGTGTTTTCACGCGCCAGCAAGGCGTGCTCACCGACAAGGTTCTCGACCCGATTAAAGACGCCGTCATCCTCGACGGCATCGCGCGCGGTGAAATTCCGCCTCCGACGCTGCTCGCGGGCGAGACGATGGTGCAAGCTCTGCGACGTGCGACAAAAGGCGAATGGCGTTTTCCTGCGAAGCTCTCAATCGACGTTGGTCGCGAGTCCGCCGCGAACATGAATGAGAACCGCCAAGGCGCGAAGTCTCTCCAAGAAATCGCAGCCGAAGAAGGCACGGACGCTTTCTCGCGTTTGGAGCAAATCGCAATCGAAGCTGGTTTCATTAAAGAACTCTCGACGAAATACGGCGTGCCAGAAACGGCCATCCGCATGGTCACGCAACAGCTCCCTGCCAACGCTTCGATGGCCGCTTCGCTCGGTACGAACGTCACGCAAGATGCGGTTGATGCAACGATTGCCGCAACGGCAAAGCCTGACGCGGCTGCGCCAGCCGAGCCTACGCAAAAAATCGAGAACGACTCCAAACTCGTCACGATTGATTTCGAGACCAACACTTACATTCCGACGGTCGCCATCGCCGACAACGCCAAGCGCGCTCTTGAAGTGCGCGATAAGAAACCAGCATCACAACGCGGCATGACGAGCGTGGGCATTGCTCGCGCGCGTGACCTGATGAACCGCCGCCCGCTCTCCGAGGAAACCGTGCGCCGCATGAAGGCGTACTTTGACCGTCACGAGTCCGACAAGAACGGCGAGACTTGGGACGAGCAAGGCAAGGGCTGGCAGGCGTGGAACGGCTGGGGCGGCGACGAGGGTTACTCGTGGGCGACTCAGATCGTCGAGCGTCTGAACAAGAACACCGACAAGAAAGCCGACTTTGAAGCTCGCGTCGAGATGGAGCACGCGATGTCCACGCGCCAAGGTGGCGCCGAGGAATGGCTAGATGCTGTTCACAATTACCGAGCAAAACTGTTCGGAAAAGTCGCCGAGGCTCAGAAGCCAATCGTGACCGAGAGTATTGTCGCGCTGGCGAGCAAGGAGCCAGTCAAAGCGTTTATAATTCCAACGCCTGACGTTGGTGAAAAGTCCGACGCTTTCATGAGTCGCTGCATGAGCAATCCAACGATGCTTGCCGAGTATCCTGACGAAGCGCAGCGCGCCGCAGTATGCAACGCGCAGATCGGTCTTGAAAAGAAAGCAATGGCCGAAGACGACCAATGCCCAGTCGAGACGCAGGACATTAAGGCCAATCTAACCAATCGCCAGAAGGCCATCGATGTAGCGCATTACGGCCCAGCGAATCCACAGCAACCGAACACGGATTATTGGACGGCTAAAGCCGCGCAATTCAAGACTTCGCTCACTGAAGCCAAGACGATGCGTTGCGGAAACTGCGCCGCGTTCAATGTCAGCCCACGCATCAAAGACTGTATCAATAAAGGAATTGGTGCAGACGCGAGCGAAGTTGAACAAGCTGGCGAACTCGGCTACTGCGAGTTTTTTGATTTCAAGTGTGCGGCAAAGAGAACTTGCGACGCTTGGGTGGTTGGTGGCCCTATCAAATCCGAAAATAAATAAACATGATTCACACGCTCACCGAAGTTGATCGCCTTATTGAACTAGCCATCATTCAACGCGCCGAGCTGAAAAAGCTCGTTGATTCGTTGCCAGAATTGCGGACGCATCTCTCGATCGAAATCGAGAAGAACGTCGAGCAAATCGAGCCGCATTTGCGCGCCGAGCTGGAAGTGTTCTTGTCCGCGCGCGCGAAAGACGAAAACGCGAAACTCGGCGAGCTACTGCAATCCAAAATTGAAACGCTCTGCGATGACCTTGAAACCACTACCGCCGCGAAGTATTCCGCAATCACGCTCTACAAAGAGAAGGTCATCGACCTAGAAAAAATTGCGGAAAAGAAAATCACCGAAGCGGGCGAACGCATCGGCGTCGAAGTTCCTGCCCAAGTTGAAAAGCTGGTTGAAGAAAAGTTCGCGCGCTTTCCTCGCGCTGGCGAAATTGATCAACTGCGAAAAGAGTTTGCCGAGCCGAAAGGGCTGAACCCGCGCGGCAAATGGGAATCGGGCGTTACTTATTACAAGCTCGATCTTGTCGCCTATAACGGCGACAGCTACGTTGCCAACGAGGAGACGACGCAAAAGCCTTCGCGCACCTCGACCAAGTGGACGCTCAACTCTGCGCGCGGCGCGGCTGGTAGTGGAAACAGTACGACGCTTGCCGAGCTGACCGGCTCACCTGCCAACGGTCAAATCCTGATCGGCAGCAATGGCGCGTTCGTAAACGCCGACATTACAGCGGGCGACGGCATCGCAATTTCGACCGCTGCCGGATTCATCGAAATCTCCGCCGACGGTGGCACGAATTACCAAGGCACTTGGAACGCGGCCACGAATAATCCTGCGCTAACCTCTAGCGTCGGCACCAAGGGTCATTACTATGTCGTGAACGTCGATGGCTCGACGAACTTGAACGGCATCACCGACTGGAAGGTTGGCGACTGGGCAATCTACAATGGTTCGGTCTGGCAGAAGGTGGACAACAGCGAATCCGTCACGAGCGTTTTCGGTCGGACTGGTTCTGTTACTGCTGCCGCTGGCGATTACTCGGCCACGCAGATCACGAACACCGCAGCCGGTAGCATCACCGCGACGAACGTGCAGGACGCAATCAACGAACTCGACGGCGAGAAGTTGGCGAAGGCATCAAACCTGAGCGATCTCGCCAGCGTCACGACCTCGCGCACAAACCTTGGTCTCGGCTCCGCTGCCGTTCAGAACACGACCTTTTTCCTGCAAGCCGCGAACTCGTTGAGCGATGTCGCATCTGTTGCGCTTGCTCGCACGAACCTTGGATTGGGCAGCATCGCTATTCAATCGGCTGGCAACGTCATCATCACTGGCGGCACGATCACCGGAATCACGGACTTGGCTATTGCTGACGGCGGCACCGGAGCATCGAATACAACGGACGCTCGCACCAATCTCGGACTCGGTTCAGCCGCAGTTCAGAGCGCGACTTACTTTCTCCAAGTCGCTAACAATCTCAGCGACGTGGTTTCTGCTGGCTCCGCTCGCACCAATCTTGGCCTTGGTAATTCTGCTACGCGCAATGTCGGCACGACCGCGGGCACCGTTGCGGCTGGCGATGACTCTCGCTTTACGGACGCGCGCACGCCTACTGGCGCGGCTGGCGGCGATCTTACTGGCACCTATCCGAACCCAAGCCTAACCACGAGCGGAGTCTCGGCTGGCGGATACGGCAGCGCATCGAGCGCAGTCGTCATCACGATCGACGCGAAAGGTCGCGCAACGTCTGCATCAGCCATCAACATTCTGATCGCCGAGTCGCAAGTCACGAACCTCGTCACCGATCTGGCGGCGAAGATTCCGAACTCCGAGAAAGGCGCAAACTCTGGCGTCGCTACGCTCGACTCCGGCGGCAAGATTCCGCTCACGCAGTTGCCCGATTCCATCCTCGGCCAAGTCACGTATATGGGAACGTGGAACGCTGCGACGAACTCGCCAACGCTGGCGAATCCTCCCGCGACGACGACGCTCGGCGATTACTACATTGTCACGACCGGCGGCACGTTTGCCTCGATCACGTTCAACGTCGGCGACTGGATTATTAGCAATGGCGCGGATGGCTGGGCGAAGGTGGACAACACGGACGCAGTTGCTTCGGTATTCGGTCGCACCGGAACCATCACGGCCACCAACGGCGATTACACCGCGAGCAACATCACGAACGTGCCAGCTGGCAACATCGCAGCGACGGAAGTTCAAGCAGCAATCAATGAACTGGACGGTGAAAAACTTGCCAAGGCGTCAAATCTTTCTGATCTCGTTTCGCCTTCTACGGCGCGCACGAATCTCGGACTTGGCTCCGCTGCGACGCAGGCCGACACCTACTTCCTTCAAGCGGCCAATAATCTCTCTGACTTGGCGAGCGTTACTACGGCCCGCAGTAATCTCGGACTTGGTTCGATTGCTACGCAGAACGCATCCAACGTCTCAATCACTGGTGGCAGCATCACTGGCATAACCGATCTCGCGGTTGCGGACGGTGGCACGGGCGTTTCAACCTCAACTGGTACGACCAACGTGGTGTTGAGCAACTCTCCGACCATCGTTACTCCAGTCATCGCGCAGATCAACGATGCGAGTGCTAACGCAACGCTTAAGCTGGCTTCGATTGCATCTGCCGTTAATCAGGTTACTATTGAGAACGCTGCGACTGGAAATGCGGTGCACATCACAGCCACGGGCAACGACGCTTCCGTCGGTCTGCATCTAGCGGGCAAGGGCGCGAGTGGTTACGTCAATGTGCAAGACTCGGTCGATGCCACCAAGCGCATCATGTTTAACGCTGCGGGCGGCACGACGAATACGCGCACGATGTTGTCGAGCACGCAGACCGTTGACCGTACGATCTCGCTGCCAGACGCGACGGATACTTTGGTTGGTAAGGCCACGACGGATACGCTCACCAACAAGACTCTCACGAGTCCAACGCTGACGACTCCGATTCTCGGAACGCCAGCCAGCGGCAATTTAGCCAACTGCACTTTCCCAACGCTGAACCAGAACACAACTGGCAGCGCGGCCACTCTTACGACGGCTCGCGCCATTTACGGCAACAACTTCGACGGTAGTGCTGCGCTCACGCAAGCCATCGCTGGTACCTATGGCGGCACAGGCGTAAACAACGGCGCGAACACGATCACGATTGCGGGCAACGTAACGCACGCGGGCGCGTTCACGCAGACATTTACGGCTACGGCTAACACGGCGCTGACGCTGCCCACCACGGGCACGCTGGCGACCTTGGCTGGCTCGGAAGCGTTGAGCAATAAGACGATCACGGCGTCGTCGTTTAGTGGTACGACAGGCGCGTTCACGACGTTGAGCGCGAGCAGTACAATTCAAGGTTCTAAAGAATTTCTTACTATTGGAGCTGCTTCTGTTACTACTGCTGCTTCTGGTCGATTTGAATATGCTGGTAGCAGCATTTCTCGCGTGGTTTGTGTGGGAGTAAATAGTGCAACTTATGGTGAGTTTGATGTTTTAGTACAAAAGTCAGATGGAACCAATGCTTCTGTTGCCGCCTTCACCTCCACCGGACTCGCGGTGACGGGGGCGTTGAGCGCGACGGGTGCAATTAGCACAAGTGCAGGCAACATCACCGCTCTAAATGGCATATTGCAAGTAGGATCAGGCTCAAAGCAGTTGTATATGCGCACGCTTTCGGGGATTAACCGCATCGACAGCTACGACAATCCGATTACAGTAACGGTGCCGCTGCAATTAAACGCATCAACCTATGCGTTTCAGATAGCGGATTCGACTAAGATGACGCTGGACGCCTCAGGCAACGTCGGCATTGGGACTACTACGCCTTATGCAAATTTAACCGTTGGTGTTGTAAATGGAGCCAGCAGTTTAGGAAGCGGTATTTTCCGCATCCAGCTTGATGGAAATAACGGTAATGTACTTGGTTTTGGTAACGGTCAATATACTAGCAGCACGCCAAAATATAACACAAATATTAGTAATACGTTATCTACCACTCCGGCTTCAAACACGATGGTGTTTAATGTATCATCTGGGCCAGATACCGTTGCAAGCAATGTGTTGGTTCTTAATGGCGCAGGCAACGTCGGCATTGGGACGTCGAGTCCTAGCCAAAAATTAGAAGTAAACGGCAGCGTTCAAATACCGTTAAGTTCAGCCTATTACCTTTATACAACTAATTACGGTATTGGAACTGGTACAGGACTTGAAATATTTACTGGTAGTGGTGATGTAATGCGTTTTATTACTGGTGGCAAAAGCGGCACCGAACGCGCCCGCATCGACAGCAATGGTTACATGATGCTGAATACTACTTCTGCATCTGGTAATACTTACCTTACAATAGCGTTTAATTCTACGAGCCAAGACGCTATTCGTGTTCAGACTACTAGCACAACGTACAACGGTGCTTTCTTAAACTTTCTTAATTCTAGTGGTTCTGGCGTCGGTTCTATTGGCTATAATGGAACAGTTACAGTTTATTCCACGACTTCTGACTATCGATTAAAAGACATCACTGGCCCGCTCACAGACAGCGGTAGTTTCATTGACGCTCTTAAACCCAAAGTAGGCACATGGAAAGAAAGCGGAAACAAGTTTGTCGGATTCTTGGCTCACGAATTTGCCGAAGTCAGTCCTTCATCTGTTAATGGTGAAAAAGATGCCGTAGAAGAAGACGGCAAACCCAAGTATCAGTCTATGCAAGCCAGCTCCGCTGAAGTGATCGCAAATTTGGTTGCGGAGTTGCAGTCGCTTCGCCAACGTGTCGCCGCACTCGAATCCAACTAAAACACATGAATACCGAATCTAAACCCAGCATCGAAATCAACGACCTCGTTGCCGTCGTCCAACTCATCGACGTTTGCTCCACTCGCGGCGCGTTTCGCGGTGAAGAACTCGCCACCGTTGGCGGCTTACGCACAAAGCTCACCGAGATCGTGAAAGCCAATCAACCTGCGCCTGAGGCACCGAAAGCTGAATAAGATGTCCGGCACAAAAGACGTTAATTGGCGCAGCTACGTTGGCCCTGCGGACAACGGCAAGGTCGTTACGTCTGAGGACTGGCAAGCTCCAAGCGATCCCAAGCAATGGGACGACTTGTTTAAGTGCTCCAACGTGGATGGTATTATTGCTCGCGGTTTGACCATCCCCGCTTCCCGTGAAGACTCCATCGACTGCGTGCGCGGTAGCAATTACCTGATTCAGTCCTGCACGATTCAAGGCTCGGTTACGATTA